CAAGGATGCTTGCGACTCAATGGAACGTGAACGTAAGTGGGAAGAACAAATGAAAAAGGAAGCGATTGAGGAAGAATCAAATCTTGCAAAGTCGCTGGGGATTGATATCCCTACATTACAACGATGGATGAAGGAGGCTGCGTAATGAATGAAGTTTTACATGATATTGAGGTTCTTGAGAATCTTGTGATTGCAATGAATGAAGGTGCATCTGATGAAAAGTTTATGGCACTTCATGCAGTAGAAAAACTTCTTATTGAGAAGAAGGATTTGGTTCAGAAGTTTGAAAAGGAGTTTGCAAATGATACGCAACAAGCAGCCTAAGGATGAAATCGTAATTGATTTGACTGGCCCAGCTGGGAATGCATTTTCTTTGATGGCAGAAGCCACAAACCTCGCTAAACAGTTAGGGTTCAATGATAAAGAAATCGTTGATGAGATGACTACTGGTGATTATGAAAACCTCATTTCAGTGTTCGATAAATATTTCGGAGACTACGTTATATTGGAGCGTTAAATGACAGGACTTGAATTTTCATTGGTGGCTACACCTATACTTGCCGGATTTTTCTACTTTGGAAAACATCAAGGCAAGAAAGAAAAGATTGAACATATTATCGATCATACTTTAACTCAGTTAGAGAAGAATAACATGATTAAAGTAAAAGTTGATAAAAATGGCGAAAAAGAGATTTTACCTCTTGACAAGTATCAAAAAGTTTGGTAATATATAAAGTAATGTGAAGTTTTAGAGGAAAGGTAAATAATGTTGTGATATACGAAACTTTAACAGAGGCGGTTACAGCCGCAAAAGAAATGTGTTATACCTTAGAAACAATTGTGAAAATCACAGAATGTAAAGGTGGTTATGAGTTGTTTGGAACAGGTAAATTTGTAATGGAAGTAACGGAGTAAAAAGTGAAAAAGACTTTGATGACATTGGCACTAATTGGTGCATCTAGTTCTGCATACGCAGAATCAGTACAAGACTTTAATAAGACAATTATTAATCGTGTTCCCTATAATGTAGAGGTTTGTACAAACCAAAGTGTAGGTGGAGACAAATCTGGTGATATGCTTAAAGGTGCAATCATTGGGGGTATCATTGGTAACAATGTAACTAAGAATTTAGACAACGGTGGCGCTGTCGGTGCATTGTTGGGTGGAATGCTTGGGCATAGTAACTCAAGTGCCACTGGTGGTACACAAAGAGTGTGTAATGTGCAAACTCGTTATAATGAGGAATCTGTTACAGTCTATTCTCATAGTGTAGTAACATTCTACCATGAGGGTAAACAGTATAAACTTAGATTTCAGAAGTAACTAGTTGAGCGAATCTGTCCGTAGCTCAGCTGGATTAGAGCAACAGCCTTCTAAGCTGTGGGTCGCAGGTTCGAGTCCTGCCGGACAGGCCAACTATTGAGGAAAGTATGTATAATAAAAGGAACAGAAGAAAAGAAGAAAAACCACTAGGTGGCATGACAGTTATGGTTCGTAACGATGATGTCAATGGTGCATTGCGTGTATTGAAAAAGAAACTTCTAAAGGAAGGCCTTTTTCAAGAAATGCGAGAGCGTTCATTCTATGAGAGTAGAGGAACTAAAAAACGAAAAGCAAAGGCTGCTGCAACTAGACGATACAAACGTAAGATGCAAAAGCGTATGGAAGAACTTGGTTATTAAGAGGTGAATCATGGCACGGCGTGCTAAAGTGGAGACTGACTCAACAATTCCAAAGACACGAAAAAGACGTAAACCAATGACGGCAGAACAAAAGGCGGCCGCCGCAGAGCGTCTTGCACTTGCACGAGAGAAACGTGCCAAGGCAAACCCACCAAAATATACAAACATTCATCCATCTGTGGTTGCAAAACCAGATGAAGATGCAATGTCTATGAAGAATATCCAGAAATGGATTAAGACACAAAAAGAACTTTTGTCCATCGCAAAAAGTGATGTCAGACGTAAGGTAAAGGGTGCAGAGGCTCGTGTTGCATCTCACGAAGGATACATCAGAAACCTACAACGGTATCTGAGAGATGGTGATTACTGTGATAATTTTTATGGTGAACACCAACAGAACCAAATAAAGTGGCGTGTTGTCACTATGGCATATCACCCAGATGGTACACCAAAAAGAAACGTAGGATTTTGGTATCCAGATATTGGTTGTACTTGGACAAAGGAAATGGAAAATGAGTGAGAACGATAATGGAAAGATTATTCAGTTTCCAACGAAACTAAAAACTCATGGAGATGTAAAAATAAGTGACAAGGCTATCAGATTGCATACTGATTTAAAATTTGCAGAACACCTTTGTGAAGGTCTAGTTGTAAACATGATTGCAAATATGCAAGAAAATGGAATGGATACAGAAAATCCAGAATTCATTAAAGATATTGGTTTTATGATAGAGGTTGTAAAGGCAACTATCTATAGAGATATGGGTGTGAAACATCCTATGCAAGAACTTGTTGACATTTTCGTACTTTCAGAGTATGATGAGACTCAAGGAATTTACACTGAGTTCGATTTAGATTTGGTGAAGGAAGTTATTAACGAAATATCAGGAGATGAAAAAGATTAGTTATGATATTAATTGATATGAACCAAGTATGCATTAGTAATCTAATGATGCAGATAGGTTCTAAAAGACAAAATGATGTAGATGAAAGCTTGGTTCGCCATATGGTTCTAAACTCGCTTAGAATGTATCGTTCTAGGTTTAGTGAAAAGTATGGCGAACTTGTTCTTTGTTATGATAGCAAAAAGTATTGGAGAAGAGAATACTTCCCTAACTACAAGTCTAATCGTAAGAAAGACAGAGAGGCATCTGGACTAGATTGGAATCTAATATTTGAAACATTGAATAATATTCGTGATGAGATTCGTGATAACTTTCCATATAAGGTTCTAGAAGTAGAAGGTGCAGAGGCCGATGATTGTATTGCCACAATAGTTGATTATGTTTCTAAAACACCTACTGCATATGAAAAGGTTCTTATTCTATCTGGTGACAAAGATTTTATTCAGTTACAAAAACACAACTTTGTAAAACAATTTTCCCCTGTTTTAAAGAAGTTTGTAGAGGGGCAAGACCCCCACCTATATATTAGAGAACATATATTGAAGGGAGACAGAAGTGATGGTGTACCAAACTTCCTGTCTGCTGACGATACATTTGTAAACGAGTTGCGGCAGAAACCACTGGTCAAGAAGAAAATCTCAACATGGGTTGAACTTGAACCAGAAGATTTCTGTACAGAAGAAATGATGAGGAATTATCAACGCAACAAAACATTAATTGATTTGGAATGTATTCCTGGCGTTTTGAAAGAGAAGATACTAATAGACTATCTAAAATCACCAATTGGTGATAGATCAAAATTACTGAGTTATTTCATATCAAAAAGATTGAAGAATCTTATGAACGATATTGGAGACTTTTAATATGAGTAGAACACACACATTACTTCTTTCAGAGGTATTAAAGAAAGTGCATAACGCAAAAACTAAGGATAAGAAGATTGAAATCCTAAGAGAGAACGACAGTGACCCTCTTAGAATGGTTATTAAATCTTCTTTCGACCCTAACATCGAATGGGTATTCCCAGAAGGTGAAGTTCCATACAAAAAGAACGAAGCCCCAGAGGGAACAGAACACACTGTTCTGAGAAAAGAATGCAGAAAACTGTTTAGATTCATCAAAGGGGGTGACAATACCATACCACAGTTTCGCAAAGAAAATCTTTTCATTCAAATGTTGGAAGGGTTACACGAATCTGAGGCTCAACTTATTATTGATGCCAAGGATAAAAAACTGCATCAGGTTTATAAAGGACTATCTGACAATGTAGTTAAAGAAGCATTTGGTTGGAATGACCAATATATCAAGGAAACCTAATATGAAAGAAAACTATCAAAATTGTTTGGAGATTATTCTCCATCACGAAGGCGGTTATGTAAATCATCCAAAAGACCCAGGCGGCGAAACTAACCTTGGTGTAACCAAAAGAGTTTATGAAGAGTGGGGTGGAACTAAAGACATGAAGGATTTGCTTGTCGAAGATGTTGCTCCTATCTATGAGAAAAACTATTGGGGGCGACTAAAATGTGATGATATTCCATCAGGGCTTGACCTCTGCGTATTCGATTTCGGAGTAAACGCTGGTACAGGCCGCAGTGCAAAGTATTTGCAGACAATGATTGGAACAGTTGCAGATGGTGGCATCGGCCCCAATACACTAAAAACACTTGGTGAGTATATTGATGAACATGGTCTTGAAACAACTATTAAGAACTTTCAAGAAGCCCGTCAGGCATACTATGAAAAACTGAAAACCTTTGAAACATTCGGTAGAGGATGGACTCGTAGGGTAAACGAAACTACACAATCTGCTCTAAAAATGTGTTGACAAAACGGCTATTTTTTAGTATTATATAACAGTTGGGGGTTGTTGAACTCTTCTCTCTCAAACTCTCTCACTCCCCCCAACACAGAAATCCCCTGAGAAATCAGGGGATTTTTTTTGAAAAAGCTATTGACAAATGTGGTTTGTTTTGATAGCATATAAGAGTAATAAGAAAGGTGATTCGTATGAATTATATTGAAGTTATCGGTGGAAACAAGTTTCAGAAACATACTGCTGAAGTAGTTGTTGGACAGATGATTCAAGCTCTTATGCCTAGAATAAGAACATTAGAGATTACAGTCAACATCAAGAAACTAACAGGTGATGCTGTTGGTTGGTGTATGATGGAAGATACTAATCGTGAATTTACGATTGACGTTCACAACAAACTGACACTGAAAGATTTTGTGACTACTATCTGTCACGAGATGGTTCATGTTAAACAGTACGCCCGTAAAGAGACTTGTGGTTATGGTAAGAAGTGGAAGGGTAAGAAGATTGCCCCTAAGACTGCTTACTATGATTTACCTTGGGAAAAGGAAGCGTACAAACTGCAAGACAATCTTGCACAACTAGTATGGGATGCAGATGTACTCTAAAGAAATAAGAAATAGGATTAAGTTATCAATAGCCGCATATGCATATGAGTTTCTAGGCGACAGTATTATGACAGATCATCAATATGATGAATTGAGTTTGGAGATAAATCCAAATGAGAAAACTGGTAATGAAAAGATGGATAATT